CTTATATTCCTTAAATGCAGTAGAACCATGCTTATTGAAATAAGCCATGAAGTCCTTAGATCTTTCCTTGTCTATCTCTAGATCATAGATATGTTCACGAAACCACTCATTAGCCTTAGGATCAAAAGTCTGCTCATCAACAGTATTGTCAGATCTTTCACCGCAATACTCGACTATTGAGTCAATACCTGATCTGAAAACGTCATCAGACAAAAGATTCTTATACAGACCAGTATCTTGATGAACTGAACCCTCAAGTCTCCACATTCTTCTAGCATCATAAACGCTAAAGTCTAAACTGCTAAGCTCTAACTTTTTCTGCAGCTTTCCGGCTATCCATCTATAAATGTTTGGAAGATTGTTGGATGGATTCACCCCCAGCGTGACAGCCTCACACTCTATATGAAAACCCTTTTTGCCAGTGAAATACACAAGGACAGCATTCTCTGGAACAAAGGACAGCAGATACTCATACAGTCGTAGACATTCCGAATATGACTGCGACATATCTTGATTATCTATATCAAAATACAAAGAACCCAATCTTACTGCATCATCTATGTTGGGAGTATTGTAATGCCAGATTGACGTATATAAGCCGGTATTATTATTCTCTTCCCTAAATGAATTGATGTCATCAAGATCTAAGAATACAGGATTGTCACCATCTTTAACCCTTATAACCCTAGATAAAGACGGCACATATTTAGCTATCTCAACTTTTCTCCACTGATGCAGATACTTGTCAGGATCTGAGGGTACTTTCATTTTATTACAGCCTTAATTTCTTCCGCATCAATATTAACATGAATTGGATCTTCTGTAAAATTATCTGAATGAGTCCTATGATAAACGGACTCTTTAATAATCCAATCAAGAATACTAATTAGATGATATCTATTAGCTATTCTTTGACTCTTTGTCTTTTCTCCACTTTTCATTTATAAGTTCACTATCTTCAATATAAGAATGTATTTTACTAGCAACATTGTCTGCAAGATGGACAATATAATCTAGATAAGTTATAGGGTAAGTTTCTGGCACCGGAGACCAAGGGCCCAAGTGACATCTAACTAGTCTAAGTATAGTATGAACAGCCTCTTCATTCAAGAACAGGGTAGTAGAAGAACCATCTGTAGAATACTCTTTATCGTACTCTATAGCTTTCTTGACTAAAGCCTCAACAGTGTATGGGTGCATCGGATCATAGTGAAACATATCGTCATCACTGGAACTAATCCCCTTGGTTACATCATGGAGAAGACATGCAGCCATAACCATATCTCTCTCATCTGAAGTAACGGTATAAGAATCACATATAGATCTAGCCACTCTTACAACACGCTTTGTGTGCAAAAGATTTCCACCCTCACCATGCTCATCTGGCGGATGATACTTGCCAGAAAAACTAGAGGGAATAGTCCAAAAAGACTTTGCTTTCAGCATTACAGATCTAACAAAAGATTTTACTTCATCATTCTCAATATAGTTTATTTCCTCTAAGATATCTTTTAGAACATCATTTTCTTGATCTTCAAAATTATCTGAACCAGATTCAATAATTTCATCTAACATATTTTTAGCCATACTATCTCCAACCATTCCACTTTGAGCAAGGCTCATCAAACGGACACTTTTTACAATAAGGAGTCATTCCTCTTCTAGGAACAAAAACTTCTTTTTCAAATATTACGTCACCCCAATACTCAACAGAGTCAACATCTTCTTGGCTAATATCATACTCGTTGAACTTTAGGTTATCTGACAAAAGATCTATGTAACCAAAATGGGTATCTGCAGCTTTGGAAGGATGACGATTTTTAAAACCAATATACATCGTCGCAAAATCTACCTGATACATAAACCTATTGGCATTTCTATAGTTGAACAAAAACTTTACAACATAGTTTTTTCCATTCTTATGGTAAATTAAATCAAAGGTATCTTCAACTCTAACATTTTTATTTACTACAGCAACATAGTCTTCGCTAATAGCTATCGGTATCATTTCATAGTCAGAATATTTCTCATGAAAATTCAGGAGCACTGACGAAGCTTTAGTTGTTAAACTAGCAACATTGCCGTAAGCGCTTTCGTGTTGCTCTGTTATTATATCATAAGAATCCATATTCTTAGGAAACCACAACTTCTCCCACCGATTCAATATTGAAGAAAAAGACGGAGAAATACCAGCTTGCTTCTTGTACCAAAAGTAATACAATATATTTTTAATTGTTTGCTCAAACCTAATTGTATAAATATCTCTAGAGTACAACTTCTCTGAAAGCTGTTCTACATACCTATAGTCATACAATCTTTCACAGGTCTGAAAATCTTTTATGGCATCTGTAGTTAAAGATAACATTAGTCAAATCCCTCTCCATTTAAAAGATCATTAAAAGCAGATGACTCTGAATAAGAACTATCTCCAACAACTTCATAATCTTCATAAATTTTCTTACTGTCAACATAACGAACCAAAGGAGGATCATAAGTAAAAGAAGAGCCAGTAATCCTATTCTTAGGTATCTGTAGCTGCATTATGTTCTCATCTTCAGTATCGTCATCGGTTGCTAAGCGCTTCTCTGTTATGAAGATAGTGACGGCACACTTCTGTTGAATGGCTAGCGAACCACCGGTATCAGACTGCTGAACAACCTCTCTTTTCTCTTTCATTCTATTTGAATTCTCTTGAGCAGTAATTATTAAGACACAATTCATGTCTCTAGCAAGCTTCTCAAGCTTAACCATCATCTCCTCAAACTCACCCCAACGAGGTTTACCTTTGCCGCGCGTGAACATAGACTGAATAGTATCTATAATCACCACATCGGGAGTTGGCGCATCTGACCCAACCAGCTCTCTAAGCCATGACTCTAAATCCTCAAAATAAGGAGTGTCGGGATCATGTCTAACCATAAGACGATCACCCCATTGAGATAACTTCTCCTGAAAAATTCTTATGTTCTCTTTTTTCTGCTGCTCAGACCACTTATCTGCTTCCGAGTAAACATTCTGACCTAAAATTTGAGTCATTAATATTCTTTCCCAGTGACCTATAGCCTCTTCAAAATTAACGTAAAGAACACGATAATTATTATCCAGCCAGTGATTAGCTAGACACTTAGCAAAAGTGCTCTTACCCTTACCTGAGGGGGCTATGACAGCATGTACAGCCCCCTTAAAGAAGCCGCCCTCATCCGTATAACCCATGGCTCTATTCAAGGACTTAAATTGTGTTGGAACAAAGTCTGGTATATCAAGAAGTTTTACTGCTCTACTAGAGATATCATTAGCAGTGGTTATATCTTCAAAAGGATTTCTTTTTACAAGGGACTCAATCTCGTTGATTTGAGAAGTCAAGAAACTAATTCTTGCTATATCCTCATCACTACGAAGACCCTTTTTAGATATTAGTAGACGAAGCTCATCTAAATAATTAGACTGCTTCTTCTTACTTGCCTTATGCTTAACAAGCTCAGCTAAAGACTCTTTGCTTGCAGTCTCTAAATCAGATATATAAGACATCATTACACCGACACCCTCAGATCCTCCAAGGGCAGCGTAAATATCGGTCTCGTCTGAAAGCCACAGCTTAAATGCGTTGGGATCCACCACGTCTAAACCAGTAGACCTATGATAAGAAACTAGAGCAGAGTAAAACTCGTGAATACCTTTTTCCCCATGAACAATTCCGACAATATCATCAGGTAGATTCTTGTTGAAAAAAGATATTGCACCCTGCTCCTTAAAGCAGAGTGCGAATACCTGATACTCTAAGTTTGTCTCTTGAACATCCAGCTCTTCATCTATTGCCATCAAGTTTAGAGTCCTTCATTCTTCTATATGCTTCTTTTCGATACTCTGAATTCTTCTTCTTCATTTCTTTATAGAAGTCTGAATTAATCACAGAATACTTTTTCCTAGGAATACGTGGCTCAATTGGAGTATCTCTTATAGCATCTAACATTCTATCATAAACGCTCTGCTCAGTCAGAGAATCGTTATACCTAAATACAACAAGAGCTATTCCATTATCCTTACAATACTGAACTTTCTCTTCGTCTCTTTTCTGAGCCTGCTCAAAATCATATTTAGAATCATAAAATCTACTTGTGAAGTAGAAATGCTGACGACCATGATACTCTGCAGCGAGTTTAAATCTCGGACAATAGACATCAAGCTTCATCTTATTTCCAATATGAAACTCATTAACAACTTCCTCTCCAGGAAGAAGCTTTTTCATAATGTTAGTTAAAGCTGTCTGACCTCTTGACATCTTTTTTCTTGATTCTTTTAACCAAGAAAGACCAAGATGGTTGATCATACCATTAACCTCTTTTACGCTTACGTCAAGCTCAGAGGCTATAGCAGATATTGAGAGGTCGCTATCAAAAAGAAGGTCCGTCAAAAAGTCTAAGTCATCGGGATCAACTTTTTTGTAAGTCTTCCGATTCTTGTTCATGATACTTTTTGCTTATGCCCCTTACTTAAAGTCAACATCTTACCAAGATCTATGACTGAAACATTAAGATTCTTCCAAACCTTAGGTAACAATCCTAAACCAAAAACACCACAGTCAAGTAGACAGTAGTCCAACTCACCATCAAGCTCCGCAAGCTGCGCATAAACGTCATCAACCTTATTGTAGTAGTTAGAATAAGGGATGCTGATTACGTGAATATTGTGTCCAAAATGTTTTGCAGCCATTTTCTTATCATGAAATGTCACGATAGCAGACTTAGAGTACTTGATATAAAAATCTGATATAGAAGATATAACATCTCTATCATTTAGATAATAGTATTCAAAAATATTTGAATAGTAATACTCACCGCCCTTATGTAGGCCTATCTTATAGTGTCTATTGGCTTCTATGTCTGACTGAAG